CCGGCGCGGGTACAGGTGCTCTTCTTGGCGGTACAGCGGGCGCCAGCCTGGGTATGGGCGCCGGCATGATGGAGGGCGCTGGAACAGGGTACGACATAGCACAACACTCGCAGCGCCTGATGGATCGCTCTGGTGCAGACCTGGATGCACGTGAAGCTGCTGAAGCGGCGAAGCAGGCGTCTGCTTACGCCCGCAACTTGGCGGCACTTGGTCTGTCGAAGCAGGCAGAAGATGCCATCAACCCCGCGCAGATTTCAGCCGGGCGTATCACAGACATCGGACCCAACCCTCCTGACGGAGCGACAGAGAGCGGCGAGGGACAACCCTCGGAACCGAGCGACGTCACTTCGCAGAAGCGCTTGATTGACTCCAACCAAGCAGCGATCAACTACACCCGCCGTGAGGCAAAGGCAGATCCGAAACGAGATCTTGGACAGGTTCTCAATGAGCCGGCCCTTTCGTCGAGCACGGATAGCACGCTTCGCTCCGTCCTTGAGCACACGGAGTCTGCCGGTGCGAAGATCGCCAGTGCAAGCCTCACCAAGGTGGCCGCGGCGCGCGCCATCCTGAACAAGTTGGCACAGGCACAACCCACAAAGGTGGCCGCCGGTGGCAAGAAAAAGAAGTTGTCCATGATGGGCGGGGGTGGGGCACCCAACAACCCCCAAGCAGCATCGGGTTTCAACGCAGCAAGCAGGATGTAGGAGGCGACATGGCACAGAAACTAGATCAAACCAAGGTCGCTCAAGTGCTCCGCGATGGGGCGATCGCCCTTACCAAGGTGGCGGCTGAGCGTGATGCATACGCAGTAGCCAACGAGAAGTTGGCCGCTGAAAACAACACACTTCGTCTCCGCATGGAGGCGGAGAAGGTGGCGATGGACATGCACGATAAGGGCATTCATTCCAGCGTCCCCTTCGAGCGGCTCGTCGAGCAACTTGAGAAGAGGGCACACGCAGACCCGCATGGGTTTGCTGTGACTCGCGAGGCTGTCGGCCTCACGGGTCCGGACATGAGCAAGACCGCCTCGGTCGCCAGCGATGTACAAGCGCCGTCCGGCTCGGACTTCGAGCGCTTTATCTTCGGAAACGTCGGCTAACACAAGCAACAATAAGCAATAGGAGAATCTGCAAGATGACTACGCTACGTGAGAACTTCAAGCCGGTGACCGATGTCATTCCGACAATCCGCCGCGACTTCCCCCTCTTCGATCCGTCGCTCGCCGACCCGATGAACGCGCATTCCCTCCTCGATGGGGAGTGGATGACGCTGGATGCGGGTACCGGTAAGCTGATTCGCTCGGCAGACGTCGCCAGCGTCGGCAACTCTGCGGGCAACAACTTCTCGTGGCCTCTGTGGGCAGAGAACGGCCGCTACGACATTCAAGCGATGTCCGATCGCAAGTGTCCGATCATTTGGTTGAACCAATGGGAGTTCGAGACCCGCATCTACGACGCGGCGGCGACCATCGGCAGCGGCGCGGCGATCAGTGCGCGCTTCCAAGGCGTGAAGGTTGCCAGCATCTCGCTCGGTGGCGTTTACGGTGTGCGTACCCTCAGCGGCCTTGTGGGCGCCGGCGCTGCCGGAGCCGACGCAGACCAAATCGTCGCACGTGTGACCCGCCTCCCCGCAGAAAACAGCGGCTGGCTCCGCATCCGCGGTGGGATGCTTTACTAAGCCCCCGCGTAACAGCAACTCAAAAGGATTAAGGAGACTACTAAAATGTCATCGGCCCGTACTGTCAATGATCTGTTCAATACACGCCTGGGTGAGCCCGGCGGCAAAGAGAAGCTAGCTGCCTACGGTGGCAGCTATGTTCGCGATCGTCTTCGCGAGGTTTCGTTCGTTCGCAAGATCCTCCCCCCGGAACAGGTCACGCGTACGGACTGCCAACGCTCCACCAAGCACGACACGCTCGTGAAGCTTGTGGACGTGGAGCCCAAGAGCCGCGCGATGGCGATCTCGTTCCGCGGCCAACCCACGGCGCGCTTCATCCGCGGTGAGCGCGCAGAGATTGCGTTCTTCACCATCTCCTCGGAAGTCTTCCAGAAGACGGAGCAAGAACTCCTCGCCTACGAAATGCCCATCACCAAGGTCATCGAAGAGAACTCGGTGAAGGACATCCAAGAGATCGAGGACCGCGAGTTCGTCATCCACATCGAGTCCGCGGTCCAGGCGCTCCAACAGGAAGCGAACGGCGGAATCATCACCACGCTCAATGCGACTGCGCTCCAGGGCTTGGCGCCTCCCATCGAGTTCTCGGTTCGTAAGGGTGAACTTGCACGCGCTTCAGCCACCAACGATGCAGTGGTTCGCCCCCTGCAACGCAAGGACCTTGTTGAAGGCTTCAAGTTGATCGACGGCAATCGCCTCCGCTGCGAGCGCTTCCTCCTCACTGAGGTGGACTTCGACGACGTGCTGTCGTGGACCGTGGAAGACAACGGCGATCGTATCCAATCGGAAACGACTGTCGACGGCTACAAGTACAACCTCTTGATCGGACGCCCGTACATCCGCACTGTCAAGACGGACATCCTCCGCCGTGGCAACGTGTACTTCTTCACGGCACCCGAGTACTTCGGCAAGTTCTACGTCCTGAACCAGACCAAGTTCTACATCGACAAGGTGGCGAACATGATCACGTTCCAGGCGTGGGAAGACATCGCCATGGCGGTCATCAACATCGCCTCGGTTCGTAAGATCGAACTCTACTCGGCAGACGCCTCGCCGAACAACGCGGACACGCTGCTCTCCAACTTCATCCCGATGGCAGAAGACCAACTCGGAGCGATCAACAATCGCGTGGGTGACGGTCTGAAGTTCCCCCAGGTGAACTCGAACTAGTACTCGCCTGTGGGTGTATACCCGCGGTGTTAGCCCATGACGAGGGCACCGGCGCCGGTCGTCGGTGTCCTCTTCTTGTTTGGAGTAAGCTAATCCTATGGAACCTCAAAAAGTCTTCTACATTCACAACACCACACGAGACCCCGCTACCCGTTCCCAGCGCCGTGGTCTTTGCGGGCCCGAGAGCAGCACGAAGAACCTCTTTATCGGTGGTCACCTTCGCGTAGTTCGTGGTCGGCCCTCCCCCGTCACCGAATCCTTTGTGCGCGCGAACCGCATTGACCTTGCGGACAAAGAAGCCAAGGGACTGGTTGTTGTGTACACGCACAACAGCAAACGCGTGAACCTTGAGACGATGGAACCGCGCCTCAACGCCCCTCCTCCCCCAGTACATTGCGAAGATGTTGTGGTGGTCGAGTCCGCGGACGACACGTCGTCGTTGATTCCAAACGACGAGATCTCCTGCGCAGACGACGCTCCTCTCAAGATTCTTGCAGAAGAAGCGCAGACAGGTGGCGAGCCGGAGGAAGTGCCGATGCCCTCTGAGGAGCCCGCTACTAACCCCGAAGTGTCGCTGCAAGAAGAACGATCGAATCCCTTTGGGAAGAAGCGACGACGGTAATGGCTGCGCGGCTAGACAGCGTCCAAGCTATGAGCCCGGTCATGCAGGCATTCGTGCAGACCATTCGGCTCTTCATGCGCGATCACCCACAACTGAATCGGTTGGTGAAGGGCGAAGAGTCCAGCGATCGCATGGTGGCTTGGGCTGTTGTAGACGCCCTGTCTGACTTCAACGGAACGCCACCGCTCATTGGTACGTTCCGTCTTGAAGACCTCATTATGCGGAACCAGCAAGCGCTCCTCACGCGCATGGTGACCTGCTCCCTACTTGAGTCCGTGGGCCTTCTTCAAACACGCAACCACATCAACTACTCCAACGGCGGCATCAACGTCGGCGTGAACGACAAGACACCCCTCATCATGAACTGGCTCCAGTACTTCAAAGGTACAACTGAGCAGATGAAGTTGCGGGTCAAGACATCGTTCAACATCGAGCAGATTCTTGGGCCGACCAATCAAGGCGTTCACAGCGAGCTCTTTGCGATAAATTGTTCCTACCTAAGCTACTAGGAGTTTCTCATGTTGAAGTTTCTTGAGTTCGACGTCATCAAGGACATGGAGTGCACCCTACAGGGTGGCATCTGGGGTGGCAGAAACATAGCTAGCCAGAACAAGGGCCGCATTCCAGGGCTGGATGGGAAGACGCTTATTTTTACGGTGCCTAGCTTGACCATCACCTTTTCAGATACAGTTGGCGAGGGGCTGACTCCGCAAGAGATTGTAATGCAGATCGTGACCGCGGATCACTCCATCGTCCCCTTCTGGCGCGATCAAAACCTGCACATGGTACGCGCTGCCTGGGAGGGTGCGGGGATTACGTTGTCGTGGTCAGGGACGGCAAACCCTATCTTCGGATTTAGCTCCGCAACCGAGACCGCGGGCACGTATTACAACGGACCTAGTGGCGAACTGCCGCGCGTGTTGGAGACCAACAATAAGAGTCGGTTGGACGGCTACTACGCGCTGGTTGAGATAGCAAACCCGGCGCGGCCCCGATAACACCAGACAGCGGAGAAGTTTGATATGAACACATTCGAACGTGCCCTCTTCGGCGAAGAAGTACAGATCCCCCTCCACGAAGCAAGCTCCTTCTTCTTGGACATGCGTAGGCCCTCTGTGAAGACAGCGAGTCGCATGTCCAAGACCGCGGGCTGGGAAGACCCGCCCGATGAAACAGGTGTACTCGAGGGGCAGTTCGAAGTCCCCGTCGAGAGCGCCGTGAACTTGATGGGCAATGCCGCCATGCTGCTCCTGCGGCTGATGACGGCCGGTCTTATCTACGCCGAGAGCATCCGCGGCGCCTTTGCGGGCGAAGTGAAGAGCGCCTTGCGTGGCAGCGAGTGGGACCACAAGCAAGCCTTCGAGTACTTGATTGGTCGCATGAGCGTTCTCGCCGGCGCACCACACGTGCCTGAAGTTGACATGCCTCCTCCCAGTACGGAACCGATTGCTGTCGCACAGCGAATGATTCGCGCCGAGCAAGAGATGCTCAACGCCTACCACGAGCTGTGTGCCGTCCTCGGTAAGAATCCGATGAAGGAAAAGATCAAGTGCTTCATGGGGCAGTGCCAACAGCACCTCGACGCCTACTGGATGGCCATCCCCCCGGAGTACGGCGAAAAGCCGATGACTCCTCAGCCCCCTGTGACGTTGGCGCACAACGAAGAGAACGAGACCCCAGAACAAGAGGCGGTAGAGAGCCCCGAGTTCGAGGCCGCCGAACAAGCGGCAGGTGTCGAGCAGCCGCAAGAAGAAGCGCCAAAGACTGCCGGCGCTACGTTTGCACAGTTGGCTGCCCTCATGGTGAAGGTGGCGAAAGAGGGCGTCTCGGACGCCGACCTCAAAGAGACTGGCCGTCAGCGCGCGGTCACCACCATCTCTGCTGAACACCA